TGTATCTACAGCCGCCCACCACCGCCTGCCCCGCCCCGAAGGAGAACCCGCCCCGTGTCCCTGTCCGAGCCGTACCAGCAGACCCCCGCCACCCCGGCCGGGCAGCACACCGACGCCCGGCAGGCCGCCGCCGCCTTCCTCGCCGACATCGAAGACATCGAGCAGGACATGCGGCAGACCCAGGCGGACATCGCCGCCGAACAGACCCCCCGCATCCCCACCTCCCACCGCGACACCAGCCCCCTGCCCGCCATCGGGACCACGCAGCCCGTCACCCAGCCCGGACGGCCACCCATGAGCCAACGGGCCACCGACGCCAGCACCCTCATGCTGACCGGCAGCATCGCCTACGCCATCGTCGGAGGAACCACCGCAGGCGTCATGGCGGTATCCGAGTACGCCGACCCCACCGTGTGCGGCATCGTCTTCGCAGCCCCCGCCCTGTTCGCCCTCGCCGTCGCCCGAGTCTTCAAGCGCGCGGCAGACGCCAGCGCAGCCGCACCCCCGCAGATCACCCAGTACTACAGCGGCGACGTCCACCAGGACCACACCCAGATCACCACCAGCACCCGCGGCGTCATCGCCTACAGCCGCAACAACCTCCCCAACTAGCCAACCCCGGAGCCCTCATGGCCACCAGCCAGTCCGTCCGCCGCACTCGCATACGCAAGAGCAGGCCGCCCGTCCGACGACGAAACCGAAGGACCGCCCGCCGCCGAGCCTTACCCGTCCTCCACTGGGGCTGGTACGCCACCGGCGGGATCACCGTTCTCGCCGCGGCCAAGACGTGGCCCGTCCCGACGGGCGCCGCCATAACCCTCCTGGCCGTGGTAGCCATCGTCTCCGTCGTCCGCCCCCGCCGCCTGGCCGGACTGTTCTCCCGTATCGCAGGAGTCCGCTACTGCATCAACCGCCGACGTCGTGTTCTGCCCGAGGACCGTGTCCTGCCGCTGGCGACCTTCGAACGGATGCGACCGGACGTGTTCGAGCGGGCCATCGCCGAACTTGCCCGCAAGAACAAGACCGAAGTGCAGTCCGCGTCCGCCCAGGGCGGAGCCAACGACCGCGGCCTGGACGTCCTGGTCCAGCTCAACGACGGGCGCCGCATCCTCATCCAGTGCAAGCGCTACACCGGCAAGAAAAAGGTCACCTCCGACGACGTGCAAAAGGTCAACGGGACATGGCAGGCCGTCCACCGCTGCGACCTCGCCGTCATCGTCACTACCTCCAGCTTCACCCGCAGCGCGGTAGAGACGAATCTCCTGTTCAACCCGCGGATCCGCCTCATCGACGGTGTGGGCTTGGTCCAGTGGGCCAACGGCGGCACACCGCCCTGGCGATGACGGGGGAAGGCGCCTCGGACAAACCCGCGAACGTGCCCCACCATGAACATGCACGGCCCGGGAACCAGCACCGAGAAGCGTCCCCGCGCCCCTCGGGAATCCGGGACCCGGGCTGTGCCAGAACCACCCCGCGAAGACCGCTCGGGATGGGCGCCAACCCCCAAGCCCGGCCCCCGAGCTACGAACGGCCCCGCCATCCCACCTCGGCGGGGCCGTTCGTATGCCTGCACGCCGAGCCGGGGGAAGGAAACCGACCATTTCGGGGATGATCAGAGCAGGCGCGGGGCCTGACCACCACATGCGGGAGCCCCGACCGCCATGCCACCCTCCAAAGCCCAGCAAGCCCTCACCGCCGAACGCCGCGCCAAACTGCTGCAACTGCGCCTCGCCGGGATCTCCTTCCACGACGAACGCATCCTCGCCCTCGGGTACGAATCCCGCGGCCACGCCTCCAAAGACCTCATCCGCGCCCTCAAGCAGCACCGCGCTGACGAAGCCGCCGCGGTCGACGTCTACCGGCAGCAGGAGAACGAACGCCTCGACGGCGAGCTCAGCCGCCTCGAGACCCTGGAAGCTGCAGCCCACAAGGTCCTCTCCAACCACCACATCGTCGTCAACAACGGCCGCGTCATCCTCCACCCCGACACCGACCAGCCCATGGAGGACGACGCCCCCGTACTCCAGGCCATCGACCGGCTCATCAAGATCGAAGACGCCCGTCGCCGCAACGGCGAACGCCGCGCCAAACTCAACGGCCTCGACATGCCCGTGCAGACCGAACTGTCCGGCCCTGGCGGGGGAGGCGTCCCCATCGGACCGGTCGGCATTGCCGAGCTCCGCAACCTGATCCAGACCGCGGGCGACCCAGACGACCCGGCCGACAGCATCGAGGAGCAGGACGAGGACGCGGATGACGACCGCGACAACGCCTGACGAGAACGTTCTGGGTGACGACGGCGTCGCAGACGAGGCCGCCGAACTCCTCGAGCTGGTCGCCGACTACCGTCGCCTGAACCGCGCCCAGCGCCGGCGCATCGCCCTGCAGGCCAGCCCCGACGTCCGCACCGTGCTCGCCGGTGTCGAGCGGGACATGGCCCTGGAACGCTCCCCGGGGTCCATGTCGGCGATCCTCACTGACGGCAAGGAGATGCAGGCCCGCCACCTGGACCTGATCGACCGAGTGTTCCGGGACATCGCCCGCGGCCACTCGCGCAAGGTCCTCATCACCATGCCTCCACGTCACGGGAAATCGCGGCGTGCCGCACGGTGGGCGCCACTCTGGTTCCTGGCCCGGCACCCCGACCGCCGCGTGATGATCGCCTCCTACAGTGCGGACCTCGCCGACGACCACGGCCGGTGGATCCGCGACGCCATCAACACCTACGGCTCCCAGCTCGGCATCGCCCTGCACTCCGGGTCCAAGGCCGCCAACCGCTTCGACCTCGGCCATCCGGAGACCGGCGAGCGCCTCGAGGGCGGCCTGGTCACCGCCGGCGTCGGAGGAGGCCTGACCGGCAAGGGCGCCCACCTCGCCATCGTCGACGACCCGATCAAAGACGCGGCGGACGCCGAATCGCCGACCATGCGCCGCAGGCTGTGGGACTGGTGGACCTCCGTCCTCAACACCCGCGTGGAACCCGGCGGGTCGATCATCGTCATCCAGACCAGGTGGCATGAGCAGGACCTCGCCGGACGCATCCTCGCCGGGGAAGACGCCGAGGACTGGACGATCCTCGACCTGCCCGCCCTGTGCGACTCCGAAGACGACCCCCTGGGACGGGAGATCGGTGCAGCGCTGTGGCCGCGCCGCTACGCCCGCAAAGCCCTCGCGAAGATCCGCCGCGCGGTCGGGGAACGCGTCTGGTGGTCGCTGTACATGCAAAAGCCCCGCCCCCTGGAGGGCGGTGTATGGAAGTGGCCGTGGATCATCGACAACCGTCTCACCGCCATGGCGTTCCGCGGCGTCGACCTGTCCCGCGTCGTGGTATCCGTCGACACCGCTGGCGGCGAGGGCGACACCCACGACGAAACCGGCATCACCGGAGCCGGACGCACCACGGCGGGCGACATGTACGTCCTCGCTGATCGGTCTGCCAACATGGGCGCCGACACCTGGGGCCACGTAGCCTGCCGCCTCGCCATCGAACTCAACGCAGATGCCTTCGTCATCGAGGACAACTTCGGCGGCGACCAAGCGTCCCAGATCATCCGGCAGGCGTGGGCGGACCTCCAGCGATCCGGCGAGGCGAAAGGCATGCTGATGCCCGCTCACATCCCGGTCCACGCCAAGAAGGGCAAGCAGCTGCGCGCCGAACCGATCGCCCAGCTCTACGCCCAGGGACTCGTACACCACGTGGGAGAGTTCCCGCGCCTAGAGGGGCAGATGGTCACCTGGATCCCAGGAATGGACTCCCCAGACCGCATGGACGCCGCCGTCCACGCGCTCACCGAGCTCGCCGACCCGGCTGCGGCCGCCGTGGGCACGTCCAATTACAGCGACCAGCGATTGGCGGGCCGCCGATGAAACCACCGTGCGAATCTGTCAGATTGCGAATCTGTCACTGAAATTGGTGGCGTGAGCGTCAAAGTAGAGACTCCGCAAAACCAAATCCCTACAGTGGCGGTTGGAACAGCGTGGACACGAGATTTGCAAGCCCACGCACAGCGGCGGCCCGGCCTGGAGGGCCGGACCGCCGCAACACAGTGATCAGCCGTCGTGCTGGCAGCCGGTCATCGGTAGAGGAACTCGAGCAACTCCAGCTCTAACTGGAGGAGCGCCACTACCAACGACCAGAACAGCCAGTCCGGCGGCTCTTCATTTGGATCCACGGATCGTTCTCCTGATGCTGTCGTCTTCCGGCTGGCTTGCCGGGGAACCGCTTGCCGGCCCTCGAGGAGCCGACAGGCCACGCAGGTGAACACGCCGTGGGGATCGACTGTATGGCCGACCGAGGGCAACTCACCTCCGCTCCCCTGAAGTTCAACCCATAGAGGGAACCATGCGCCGACCGGGCAGGAATGACTTGCGCTGGGAACCTTTTCTGCTTGCCCCTCTACTCTGATCACTAGGCGCGGGGCCTGAAGCGGGAAGGATCGCTGTGGGCCTCAAGAACGTCCTGGTCGACGGCTGGAGCTGGCTGAACTTCAAGCCCTTGTTCAGCGACCAGCTGGGCATGCCACACCGCCGTGCCTTCCCCGAGGCGTACGCCACGTGGGTCCCGGACGCTGATGCGCGCCGCCTGGCCGCCTACAAGCTGCTCGCCGCCTACGACAACAACCAGGCCGGCGAGCTCGCCGAACTCCGCGACGGCGAAGCAGCCCGTGAGCGGCGGGAGTTCGGGGACCCGTCCATGTTCGTCGACACGCTCGTCTCCCACGTGCTGGGCCGCGACCAGCAGATCACCGTGCCGGGTGCCGAGAAGTCCGGCACCGAAGACGCGGACGGCAATGCGGCGATGGCCGAACGCATCCAGGACCTGTTGCGCGAGTGGGCGGATGAGGAACTCCTGCCGATGCGCCTCCTGCAGGGGGAGCGGAAGGCCGTCGGGCTGGGGGACGGCGTGTATCTCCTGTACTGGGACGGCGACAAGCAGCGTGCCCGCATCCAGGCCTTCGACCCCGGCCTCTACTTCCCCGTCATCGACGAAGACTCCGACGGGTCGGACTTCCCCGACCGGGTGCACTTCGCGTGGGAGCTGCTCGAGGACCCCAAGCGCGGTCTGAAGAAGCGGTTGCGGCGCATCACCTACGAGCTGGACTGGATCGGCCCGGCCACCGCCAACGGCGTGGACCGTGAGGGGCGCGCCGTGCGGGCCGCCGTCCTTTCCGAGCCGACCGACGAGGCGCCCGCGCAGCCCGTCCTGGGCCGCGGCGACCAGCTCGATGCGAACGGCTCCATCACCCGCATGTACGCGTGGAGTGAGCAGCCCTCCTACAAGACCTGCTACCTCACCGACGCCACCTGGGAACTCGGCGACCTCAAGGGCCCCGTCGACGTCGACTCACTGCCCATGGACAAGGCACGCTTCGCCACCAACGACCAGGGCGAAATCCTGCACCGCCTGGACCTGTACCAGGACTATGTGGCGGTCGTGCACGTCCCCAACACGGTGCCGTCCGCCGGCGAACACTGGGGGCAGTCCTCCCTGGCGAAGCCGCTGCAGGTGTTCGATGAACTCGCCGGCGCGGACACGGATGCGGCGCGCGCCTCGGCGACGACCGGCCAGCCGATGATCGCCATCTCCGGTGTCGCCGATCCGCGCCAGCAGTACCAGGTCGGGCCCGGCGTCGTCTTCATCCTGGGGGAGAACGGCCGCATCACCGCCGTCGACACCAGCCCCGCCCTGGCCGAGCTGCGCGAGCACCGCCACGACCTCGCGGAGCGGGCCGCGAACACCGCTCGGCTGCCCGCCGTGTCGCTGGGCACCATGGACCCCTCCAAGGTGCCCTCCGGGTACGCGCTCGAACTGTCCCTGGGCCCGCTGGACTCCCTGATCTCCGGGATGCGCCTGGCGCGCGACCACGCCGACCGGCTCATCCCCAAATTTGTGCAGCGGCTGTTCCTGGCCGGGCAGCATCCCGACTGGGCGGGTATCACCCCGCTGCCCGCGAAGATCCAGCGCGGCCCGTACACGCCGACCGACAAGGCCGCCGTCCTCACCGAGGTCACCACCGCCTACCAGGCGAAGGTCCTCTCCCTGGAGACGGCCCTGCGGATGCTGCAGGACGCGGGATGGCCCATTGACGACGCGGAGAAGGAGATCGAGCTGATCCAGTCCCGTGCGTTCGAGGACGCCCGGCTGCTGGCCGACGCCCTCGGCAACGTCGATGAGGTCGCCGACTTCCTGGGCCGCGAAGCCCCTGAAGAGCCCGACCCGCCCGCCGTGCAGCTCCCCGGCGATCAGCCGCTCGAGGACCCGACCGCGCTGCCGCCGAACGCCGACCCGCAGCAGGTGCGGGGGAGCGGGGGCAACACTCCGTGATTCGTGTGCTGAACTTGGATCTAGGCGCGGGGCCTGGACAGTCCATGGGAGGACTACCGCTCATGCGTCGCCCCGCGCAGCACCACCCCCGTATCGCCGCCGCCCGCACGGACACCGGTTGGGTCCACCCCTACACCGGCCTGCCGGGCATCGCGGTGTTCTACAACGACGGCGGACAGCCCCCCGCCGCGCCTGCGCCCACCCCGGCCGACATAGCGGCCCGCGCGGGACAACAGCCCCCTGCCGTGCCCGCAGTGCAGCCGCCCGCGCCGGTCCTGCCCGGCGACCCCGCCAGCGGCAGCGACGAGGAGAAGGTCACCTTCACCCAGCGCCGCCTCAACGTCATCATGAAGGACGAGAAGGAAGAGGGACGCCGCGCCGCCTACCGCTCCATCGCGGAAGCCGCCGGCGTCGACCCCGACTCCTTCGACCCGGCCAAGTTTGGCGACATGGTCAAGCAGGCCGAGGCGGCCCGCCAGCAGCAGCTGTCCGACGAGCAGCGGCGCACCGAGGAACTAGCCCGGCAGGCCCAGGCCGTCCAGGCCGACCAGGCCAAGGTGGAGACGGAGCGCGCCGCCATCGCCGTCGAACGCCGTACCCTCGCCCGCGAGCAGGCCCTCACCCGCCTCGGCGCCCTCGACATCCTCGACGAACAGGGCCAGGTCACCGCCCCGAACCTGCAGGACGCGCTCGCCATGCTGGAGCGGGACCTGCGCGAGACACCCGACGCGGACACGGCGGCCCTCACGGCCGCCGCGGACGCGCTGAAGAAGCGCCGCCCGGAACTCTTCGGCACCCCGGCCGCCCCCCAGACTCTGCCGCCCGCACCCTCCGGCGCACCCGCGGCGGGCAACGCACCGCGCCAGCCCGCACCCGGCAAGGACACCGTCAAGGCCGAAGCACGGGCCATGGCCGAACGGATGGGACTGCGCGCCCGCCCCGCCGCCTGACCAACAGACCAGCACCACCGAGGGACCACGCCCTGACCCCCGTGGACGGCCCCCCATCTGGGGCCCTCACCACACATTCCGCGTACTCCGCGAAAGGGGCACGGCGTGGACATCCAGCCGTACACCAGCACCGAGACGCTTGCCGTCGGCCGTCCCTGGCTGATGAGCACGCTCGGCATCGAGACCAACCAGACCATCACCCTCGACCTCACGGCGTTCTCCGAGACGCTGCACTGGACCGAGGCCTCCGCCTACCAGCCCGAGCGGAAGCTCAAGTCGGGTATCCCGCTGGGCAAGAACACCGCCACCGGCCTGTTCGAGCCGTACGCGGCCGTCACCAACGAGGTCCAGACCCTGACGGTGACGGGCGGCCCCACCGGCGGCACGTTCACCATCACCTGGTCCGGGCAGACCACCGCAGCCCTGGCCTACAACGCGACCGCCGCGCAGGTGCAGGCGGCGCTGGTGGCGCTGTCCAACATCGCCGTCGGGGACGTCGTCGTCACCGGCAACGCGGGCGGCCCCTGGACACTCACCTGGGGCGGCAGCCAGCTCGGCGAGGACGTCGCCGCACCCACCACCACCGAGACGTTCACCGGCGGCACCACACCGGACATCACCATCGCCACCACCACCGCGGGCGGCGCCGCCACCGGATCCGACGGCTCGCAGATCCTCGCCGGGTTCCTGTTCACCGAGGTGTCCTTCTACCCCGGCTCCACCAAGTGCGCCGCGCCGCTCATGGTCCACGGGCAGATCGACCCGGCGAAGCTGCCGGTCGCCTTCGACCCGACGGATGCACCGGCCGGCTCCAACACCCAGTTCGTCTACAAGGTCTGAGAGGGGACCACCCATGCCTAACGACATGCTTGAGGCCCTCCTCCGGGACATCACGCCGACGGCCATCAACGCCTTCGTGCGCGAGATCCAGACCCCGGCGGACTACCTCCTCACCCAGTCCGTGATCCCCGAGCGCACGGTCGACTCCGTGAAGTGGGAGTCGCGCTCCACCAGCCGCAGGGTCGCCGCGGCGACGTACCGCGCCTGGGACGCTCAGACCGCGGTCGCCACCCGCGAGGTCACCGAGCTTGCCCGTGAGGGAAAGCTCCTGCCCCTGGGCCAGAAGTACATCGTCGGGGAACTCGAGACGATCCTGCAGAACGTCTCCCGCGGCATGAAGGGCGACGCCCTCGTCACCGCGATCTACCAGGATGTTGCCGCGCACGTCCTGTCCGTCAAGCACCGCATGGAGCTCGCCGCAGGCGACCTCCTCACCGACGGAAAGTTCACCCTGACCAACGAGAACGGCCTCTCCGTCGAGGCCGACCACCAGGTGCCTGCGGCGAACATGCCGAGCGCGCCGACCGCGTGGACCGACCCCACCGCCGACATGCTCGGTGACGAGATGCGCTGGATCGAGGTACTGCGCTCCTCCGGCGCCCCGATGCCCGAGCGAGCCGTGACGTCCTACAAGGGCATGTCGCTGGCCATGGCCAACGACTCCTACCGGGCCGCGTACTACGGCAGTGTGAACTCCGCATCCACCATCCCCACCGCGGTCCTCGCGCCGAACGAGGTGAACGTCGTGCGGGCCCGCTACGGGTTGCCGCCGATCATCCCCTACGACGTGAAGATCCCGCTGGCGGACGGCACCAACCCCCGCGTGCTGCCCGAGAACAAGTTCTTCCTGCTGCCGCCCAACCCGGCGCAGTGGGCAGAGACCCAGTACGGGCTGACCGCGGAGGGACTGGCCCTGTCGACCGGCTCCAACCCGGCCATCGAGCTGGAAGAGGCGCCGGGCATCATCTGCACCCGCGGCTACGACGACGACCCGGTCCGCGTATGGACCAAGGTCGCCGCCGCCGCGATGCCGGTGATGTACACCCCGGACATCCACATCGCTGCGACGGTGTGGTGAGCCATGGCTCAGCTCGCGAGCACGGTGTACGTCAAGGACCCCAAGACTCATCAGACGGTGGAACTGGCGGCGGGCTCCAGCCCGGAGAACCGTCTGGCCGCCCTGGTGACCAACCCGGCCGCCTGGGTCGACGGGAAGCTTCCCCGCCTGCCCAAGGCGCAGACCGAGGAGCAGGGCGGGCAGCAAAGCCTTACCGGCGACGGCCCGGACGGCGACTCTGGCGACGCCTCGGCCACCACCTCCGACGGCGCTGACCCCGCCACCCCCGAACCGGCCGCGAAGAAGACCGCGGCCCGCAAGCCGGCCCGGGGCCGGACCGCCGCTGACGAGGGCACCAGCGGCGACTAGAAGCGCGTGCGGGCCCGCCTTTTGTGGTGGGGGCGCCACCCGGCGGGCCCGCACCCGCACCCCTTCCCACCTTCGACTCCCACGGAGGCCCCAGTGGCTCTCACGCACACGTACACCAAGACCTTCGAACTGCTCGATGCATGGGCGGAGACCACCCCATGGGACTGCCGCCTGCGCGACACCGGATGCATCTCCTCCACGCACGATCACGCCCCGATGGCCAACCAGCCGTGCGCCATCCCAGCCTGCAGAGAGGCCCTGGTCGCGGGCGAGGTCTGCTACGCCGTGACGAGCCTCGAACGGCTTCCCAACGGTCATGAGCCGTGGGTTTGCTGGCGCCACGTACGCCCGAACGGCGGCCCCATCGGCACCGGCAAGCGGAGCTGAGCCATGGACGCCGCCGTCAAAGCTTGGCTCCTCTCCCAGGTCGGAGAGACCACCGACGCCGCACTCCTGGCCGACTACGAGGCCCGCTACACCCGCCTGGGCACAGCCCGCTCCGTGGCCATCGAAGTCATCAGCGGACGCCTCGCCACGCTGCGCGCCCAGCCCTCCACCATCAACGTGTCCTCCGTCATCGCCGTCGGCTACGCGGAAAACATCAGGGCCTACGAACGTCAGCTCGCACTACTCGAGTCGGGCGAGCCACCCGCACCCGATGACCCCGACACCCCGGACAACAACGACACGGACAACACCCTGGGCCTGCTGTACCTGATCGAACGGCCCCGCCGATGACCACCCCGGTCCGCCGCGGCCGTACCCTGCGCGCCCGGCTCCTCGCCTACATCACCGGCGGCGTCAACAGCCTCCGCTCCGCATGGGCCATCCTCATCGCCGCGCAGACTCGCCTCCTCAACGCGCTGGGCATGGTCGCGCCCAGCCGCAACGGCATCCCCAGCCGGTTGCGCGCCGCGATCGGCGCCTTCAACGGCTCCCTCGCCGCCTTCAACCGGGCCGCCGGGGCCTGGGTCGAACGGTGGGCCGCGACAGACCTCCCCCTCATCTACCGGGAGGGAGCCTGGAACACACTGGACCACGCCGACCGCCGCCGCGATCTGTTCCAGTGGACCGACCGCCACCGCGCCGCCATCACCGCCGCATCGGCGCAGTACTACGCGGACTTCACCGCCCGCGTGCAGGAGGCCATCCGTCGCGCGCAGGCCTTCGTGCGTGCCGTCCAGGACGTCGCCCGCGACACCACTGGCCGCCTCAGCCTCAAAGCGCTGCGCGCGGCACATCCCCTGGACACGGTCATTTACGCCAACAACCACCGTCACCCCGTCGACGCGTGGGCCCGCTCGGCGATCACCTGGCAGGCCGTGACCACCGCCAATACGGCCGCCGCCCGCACGGCGTTGGACGAACTGGGCACGGAGTGGGTGGAGGTCCGTGATGGCGCCGATTGCGGATGGACTTCCCACGATGATCCTGTGCGGGCCCACCTGACGCTTCGCACCGTGCAGGACGCCCTCGCCCACCCCACCGCACACCCGAACTGCCAGCGCGAACTTTTGCCGCGCATGGACCTGATCGGCCGTACCGACATCTTCTCCGGAGCCGCCCTGTGACCGAGCAGCCTTCCGAGCCGCAGGCGCACGGTGTACGGATCATCGCGCAGCCCGGCAGCGCCGACATCAGTATCGACGGCACGAGCCTGCCGCGCGGGCAGGTCACCGGCTACACCCTGCAGCACTCCATCCAAGAGGCGCTGCCCACCCTGCTGCTCCACACCCGTCACCCCGACGCTGTCGTCTGGGACGGCTTGGCCCGGGTCGCTATCGGTGTCAGCCAGTCTCCGGCAGACCTGATCGCCGACTTCCTCGCCGAAATCGACCCCGTCCTCTTGGACCAGGAAGCCCTCAACCGCTCCGACTACGGGGGCGGGCCGGGAGCCACCGCGGTCGCGATGCTCGCCACGCTCACCGACTGGGCGCGCGGCGCGAAGGCGGGCACCTGATGGCGGGCATCGACCTGTCCGGCATCGTCACCGTCGTGGAGGGCTTGGTGCTCCTGGACACGGTGCGTATCTCCCGCCCTGGCACCGGAGCACCCGTGTTCAACCAGGAGACGGGGGAGTACACCGCGCCCGAGGCGGAGACCGTGTACGAGGGGCCCGGCGCGGTGCAGCAGGCCGGCACCCCGGGCGGCGTGTCCTCGCTGCCGGTGGCGAACCTCCCCTGGTCGGATGAGACCCGCTCCCGCTACCGGGCGTTCACACCGTTGGCGGCGCCGGTCGCCGAACGCGACATGCTCATCACGGTGGTCGCCGTCCACGAGAACGGCGGGGACGTGTCCCTGATCGGACGTCAGTGGCGGGCCCAGGATCCCGGCATCGTCGGCACCCTGGGCGTCGTCCGCATTACCGGCCTGGACCAGGTGCAGCAGGCGCAGGAAGGCGGCGGCTGATGGACCTCGACGACCTCGCCGGACGCCTCGAGCGGTCGGCGGACCGGGTGGGCACGGAGACGAACCGCACCGTGCAGCAGCAGGGCCGCCTCCTGCGGGCGCTCATCATGGAGCGGGCATCCGGACGTCCCGGCCCCAACGTGATCACCGGTGACTACCGCGGCTCGTGGAAGCCGGAGCCGTTCGGTGTGCCCGATGGCGGGGGAGTAGAGGTCGGCACCACCCAGCCGCAGGGGAAGCGTCTGGAGTTCGGGTTCTACGACATGACGGACAGTCTGGGCCGTCACTTTTTTCAGGTGCCCCGCCCGCACGTGGAGCCGTCGGTCAACGAACTGTCCGACGGCTTCGAGGACGCGTTCAAGGCGGCCTGCGACCGGATCTTCGGAGGCGCCTGATGATCGAACGGCAGATGGTCACCAAAGCCTTCGGCGCCCTGCTGGCCACCGTCACCGGCAAGCCGGTGGGCTACGGGAAAGTCCCGATCAACCCGGCCACCGGACGGCCCTACCCGCCGCCCTACACGCTGCTCTACTCCCTGGATCACAGCAGCAGCGACGGCACCCTCGCCGACACCGGGTCGGCCGCCATCTCCACCTATCAGGCGACATGCGTCTCCGGGCCCGCCCCCGGCCAGGCCGACAGCGCCGGAACGGTCGAACAGGCCGAGTGGCTCGCCGACAAGGCCCGCACCGGCGTCATGGCCCGCCCCGCCGACGGCACCGGATACACCAACCCGATCACCATCCCCGGCATCAACTGCTTCCACCGCGAGGCATCCGATGCGGGGGCAACACCCGACGAGAACGATGCCATCATCACTTCAGTGATCCGTTTCCGGCTCTCCCTCCAGGAGAGCGGCGCCTGACCCCTGGTCAGGCAGTATCACCGCACCGCGGCGGGACCCCACGCGGACGCCACCCCCAGCAGGTGGCCGCCACACACCACCACGTGTAGCAGGGGCCCCACTTGAGCAGGCCCCGACCGCAAAGGGGCCACATCTCATGGCACGGTTCAACCGCAAGGGCACCACGAAGATCAAGTTCCTGCCGATCGTCGCGTCCACGGCACTCTTGCCGACTCGTGCGGAGATCACCGCAGGTAATGACCTGACCCAGGGCATCCACACCATCGACGGGTGGAGCACCGAAAACCAGGCCATCCCCACACCCGACATGGGGTCCACCTTCGTCTCGAAGATCGACGGAGACGACGAGGCCGCCGACTCCAGCCTGGGCTTCTACGAGGACAACACCCTCGACGATATCGAGACCGACCTCGCCAAGGGCACCACCGGCTTCATGTGCATCTTCTCCAAGGGCGATGTCGGTGCCGGCAAGGGCCTGGACGTGTTCCCCGTGAAGGTCGCCTCCAACACCAAGCAGTACACGGCGGACAGCGAGGCCGCGAAGATCCTGGTGCAGTTCGTCATCACCGATCGCCCGGCCACGAACCAGACCGTTCCGGCTGCCGTCTGAGCCGTCCGGCCACCCACCCCCTCATGCCCCCGGCCGGGCCCCGGCGAATCTGGGAAGGGCGCCTTGCGCCCGGTCGGGCCTTCCCACGGAGACCCACATGACGAGCACCACCACCAGCTGGGCCGAGAAGAAGAAGCGCCTGGACGCCCTGAAGCGGCCCGAGCAGCCCTTCACCATCTGCGAGGACCCTGCGGTCCGCGAGCGCCGCAACCGCGCCAAGGCCGCCCACCAGAAGGCTGTCGACGCCCTGGCGGACCTGCCGGTCGAGGCCGAAGAAGAACGTCCTCTCTTCGAGTCGCGTGTGAAGACGACCAAGACGGAACTGACCGCCGCACAAAAGGCCTTCGACGCGGTGTCGGTGACGTTGACGTTCACCGCACTGGAACGCGCCGCACTGGATGAGCTGATGGCCAAACACCCGGCCAACGAGGAGCAGGAAGCCGACGGCGAAGAGTTCGCCATGGACACCTTCGCCCCGGCGCTCGTATCGGCCGCCTCCGTGGACGGCATGCCCGTCGACGCCGCCCAGCAGTACCTCAACACCTGGTCCACCGCCGACGCCCGCGCTCTGTTCAACGCGGCCTGGTCCGTGCAGCACCAGCAGCGGACCGACCTGGGAAAAGGCTGATCGATGACCCCAAGCTGCGCGCCGAACTCGAGCTGTGCCACGCCTACCGCATCCCCCACAGCCAGTTCCGCGGACACGGCGATGGCACCTGGAGCGACCTCGACCGGCGCAAAGCCCTCGCCTACGACGCCTACCGCCGCCAGGTGTGCGACCACTGCGGCACCCGGGCCACCGAGTGGGACGAGAACGTCGGCGGCGACGAGGACGCTTACCGGGCCATCACCCACCGCTGCGTCGGCTGCCAGATCCTCGCCGACAAGCAGAAGACGGTCCCCGACGGCGACGACGGGCACGGCGTGAAGGTCGCCCTGATCCCCACCAGCGTGCATGCGGCCCTCGAAGTCGCCCGCACCCACGACCACTAGCCGGAAGGGAGGCCACGCGTGTCCCAGTGGAACCTGAGCGTTCGCCTGACGGGGCAGGGCTCGAACCTGTCGAGCATGCTGCGCTCCACCGCCGGGGACGCCCGCACCGCCTCCCGCGCCGTCAACACCCTGCGCAGCGACATCCGCAGGCTGCGCGCCGAAGCCTCCCGCCCCATCCGTCTGCGCCTGGCAGTGGACGGCACCCACCTGCGGCGCGACGTGCAGCGCGCAGTATCCGGTGCGGGCCGCCAGGCCATCACCATCCCGCTCGGCGTGGACGGCACCCGCCTGCGCGCCCAGGTCCGCAACGCCCTGCGCACCGCCTCCGCCGGATCAGGCATCCAGATCCCGCTGCGGGTCGACGCCAACGGTCTGCGGGCCGAGGTGCGCCGCGCACTGTCCGGCGCCTCCGGACAAGCCCTGAGCGTCGACCTGCGCCTGGGCGACGCCATGCAGTTGCGGCGCGACGTGCAGGCGGCCGTGCGCTGGGCCGCACAAGGCCACCGCATCACCATCCCCATCGGGCTGGCCGACCCCATGCAGCTGCGCCGCGACGTGGCCGCGGCCGTCCGCTGGGCGTCGATGAACCACACCATCCGCATCCCTGTCGTGCCGGACACCAGTGCCCTGCGCAACATCCCCACCCCCAGCCTGAGCGGCGGGTCCGGCGGCGGAGGCGCGAACTTCGGCCTGGCTGGGTTCATCCCCTTCGCTACCGCCGCGATCCCGCTCGCCGCTGGGCTGGCGTCCACCCTGGCTCCCGTCGCGGGGATGTTCACAGCGGCGGCCGGCGGCGCCGCAGCATTCGGGATCGCGCTGGCCGGGCAGATCGGCCCCCTGTCGGAGGCGGCCGAGGCGGAGAAGGCCTACCAGGACGCCATTGCCGAGCACGGACGGTCCTCCACGGAGGCCGCCGAGGCTTCCCTGGCCTATCAGCGGAAGCTGTCCGCGCTGCCGCCCGAGACGCAGAAGGCAGCTGTTGCGCTGTCCACGCTGAAGACGGAGTTCGGCGACTGGTCGGACGAGATGTCCGACTTCACGATGGAGCCCGTCGCCAAGGGCTTCACCATCATGCAGAAACTGCTGCCCTCGCTCTCCCCGGAAGTAGAGTCGTTCTCAGGCCAGTTGGACCGCCTGATGAACGTGGCGGGCGGGGCGATCTCCACGCCCGGCTTCGACGCCTTCTCTGGCAAGGTCGCCGATCTCACCGATCAGAAGCTCGACAGCTTCACCGACCAGGTCATCCACCTGCTCCGGGTCGCGTCCGAGGGCGATGCGGGCGGCGGCGCGTTGGGTCAGATCCTCGACTACGTGCGACAGAACGGGCCCGCCGCCCGCGATGCGCTGGACGCAGTCGGGCAAGCCGTCGGAGTGGTGGCCGAAGGCGCCGCCGACGCCGGGCCGGGCATGCTGACCCTGGTCACCGCCGTGGCGCGGCTGGCCGGAGCTCTGCCGCCCGAGCTGGTCGGCCTCCTGATCCAGATCGCCGCAGGAATCAAGTTGGTCCAGCTGGCCGCGGCAGGGTCGGCGGCAGCCGCAGGTGCCCTGACCCGGGTGAGCCTCGCCATTCAGACCATGGGCGCGCGTGCCGTGGGCGCAGGCGGTGGCCTGCGGGGCGTGGGGGCGGCGATCGGCGGACTGTCCTCCGGCGCCAAGGCTGGCCTGGCCGCGGCCGGAATCATCGCGATCGGGCTTGCTCTCCATGAACTGTCCGATCAGAAACCGGTGATCGCAGTCAACGCCCTGTCGACCAGCCTCAACACGCTGGTGTCCACGGGCAAAGTCACCGGCGCGCTCAAGACCAACATGGACGAGATGTCCGAGAGCATCGCGATGGTCTCCAAGACGGCATCCGACAACAAGCTATTGAAGCTGACCAGCGACTTCGGATCGTGGATCGGCATAGCTGACGGCCCCGGAATCTCCGACGCGATCAAGAACGTTGAGGCGTGGGACCAGGTCATGGCCGACAACGTCCGCAACGGCCACCCCAAGGAAGCCGCCGCCCAGTTCGACCTGCTGCGCCGCGCCTGGAAAGCAGGCGGCGGCGACATGGGGCAGTTCAAGCAGCACACAGACGGCTACCGCAACGCCCTGGCCGACATGAAGTTCGAGCAGGACGCCACCAAGGAGTCGATGGGCACGTTCGGGCAGGCCGCCCTGGACGCCGGCACCAAGCTCGCAGCGCAGAAGGCCGACGCCGACGCCCTGCGGCAAAGCCTCATCGCCCTGAACGAAACCAACCGAGCCGCACACGACGCCGAAACACAGTTCGAGGCAAGCCTGGATGCACTGAGCGAGTCGTTCAAGAAGAACGGCGCCACCCTCAACGCGCACACCGAGGCCGGCCGCGCCAACCGCACGGCCATGTCCGCGGCGGCCAAGTCCCAGGACGAACTCATCGCCTCCGGGCTCGCGGCGGGGAACTCGTTCGACTCGATGGTCGGCAAGTCCGAGTCGCTCCGTACGTCGATGATGAAGCTCGCGACGGACGCGTTCGACGGCAACACCGCGAAGGCCCGGACCTACGTCAACACGCTCCTTGGGACCCCCAAGGAAGTAAAAACCCTGATCAAGGTTGAGCGTGAGAACGCCATCAGTGGCCTTCAGGAAGTTCGATCTGCGATCCAGGCCACCCCCGGCGCGAAGAGCGTCAAGGTCTCCACGCTGAACGCGGCCGCGATCGCCGCCCTCGAGAAGGTCGGATACAAGACCAGGACACTGCCCAACGGACAAACCGAGGTCTACACCGCCAACGGGCAGGCCATTGGCAGCATCGGCGCGGTCAGTACCGCCCTGAACAATCTGAACGGCAAGACCGCAAACACGTACACGGTGCACACCACCGTCTACAAGATCAAGGGGCGTCCGGGCGGCCCCCCGTCCGGCTCGTACATGGGCTCCACCGCAGGACGCTCCGCCGACGGCAACCTCTACGGCCCGGCCCGGGTGCAGCGGTTCGCCGAGGGCGGCATGGGTGAGCAGCATGTCGCGCAGATCGCCCAGCCCACCTACCGCATGTGGGCCGAACCCGAGACGGGCGGCGAGGCGTACATCCCCTTCGCGCCCTCCAAGCGGCCACGGAGCCGTGCGATCGCCGAGGAGACCGTGCGCCGCCTGGGCGGTGACCCCCAGACCATCCAGTGGAACGCGGAAGGCTCCGTCACCGACTGGCGCTATGACCCCCAGTCCGGGTCCCTGTACTCGCCCTCCGACGCCGGGTCGGCCGGCAACAAGACGCGGAAGGTGAAGACCAAGGTCAAGGGCAAGTGGGTGACCAAGGAGGTCGAGTATTTCGACATCGGCGCCGTGGAGAAGAAGCTCAAGTCGGCGGCGAAGGCCACCCAGGCGTGGAACAAGGACTTGGAGCGGGTGGCCGACCGGGTCGGTGGGGACGTCGCCGAAGCCCTGGCCTCCATGGGCAAGGAAGGTCAGAAGTTGGCCGACAAAATGGCCAACGGCTCCACCAAGTACATCAACCAGATGGCCAAGGCGCTGCGTGACCTGCAGAAGACCGCCAAGGCCAGCCTCACGGACTACACCCGGCAGTTGGGCTCCGCGAACAAGTTGAACAAGGAGTTCAGCGACGACCTCGCAACGCTGGCCGCGCGCGGATACGGGGACCTCGCCAAGCAGCTGGCGGCGCAGAACGACAAGGCGGCGCAGGAACTGGCCGCAGCCGCGGTGAAGGACAAGGGCAAGGCGTCGGCGGCAAACAAGGCCGCGAAGACCGCCAACAACGCGCTCACCAGCGACCAGGTCGAGCAACTCGTCTCGATCATCGCGGCCATCACCAAGCCCACCACCGGCATCCACGACGTCGCCGCGAGCACCGGACTCGGCGAGGACGAGATCGTCGCCACCGCCACCAAGGCCTCCAGCCAGATCAAGAACGCGTTGGGCTCCCGCTCGAGCCGCTTCCTTGCCGACCTGGCCAAGGCGCAGAAGGGCCTCGCCTTCGCCAACGGCGGTATCCGCCCCGGCATCTACTCCACCGCCAACGGCGCCGTCACCTTCGCCGAACCCTCCACCGGCGGGGAGGCGTACATCCCCCTCGGACAGGACAAGCGCCGCCACGCCATGCCCGTCCTGTCCGACGTCGCCGGGCGCTTCGGGATGGGTTTGCGCGACGCCTCCGAGGGCCGGGTCATCATCATCCGCCAGCCCGGCCCGCTGGTCGGCAACCAGACGTGGCACGTCACCTCCGGCGGCTCCGCCGCCGACACCGCGCGGCAGATCGACGCGGACAACGGATACCAGCTGCGGCGCCTGGCGCGCGGCGGAGTGGGAGCACGCGGATGAGTACTCCCGTCGAACTCGTCGACTATCAGCACCAGCTGGGCCCGGTGCTGATCGGGCGCGGCACGTCCATCACCATCCGCGCCATTGAGGGCCTGGGGCAGGTCGCCCCGCGTACTACGGATGTAGAGCCGCCCGGCGAGGACGGACTGTGGCTGGGCCCCGACTACTACGGCGGCCGCACCGTGCGCATCGACGCGGCGGTGAAGAACCCCGGGAACTCCAGCGCGGTCCTGGACACCCTGGCGCTGCTGCAGGACGCCTCCGACACCGCTGCGGTGCGCGGGCAGGCGGGCACCACCCTGGCGCTGCGCTTGAAGTTCCCAGGTCGGCCGACCCGGGTCGTGCACGGACGGCTGCGCAAGTTTGAGCCGGACCTGGTCACGTTGAAGCACGGCTATGCGCCCGTCGACCTCGAGTTCCAGACCGCCGACCACCTCTACTACGACGACGAATCCCAGTCCACGTCGATGCCGCTCGGCTCGCTGACCGAGGGCGGGATGACCTTCCCGCTGCAGTTTCCCTTCACCATCGCCGGTGATCCCTCGGCGATCGGCCGTCCCGGCTACCTCGAGGTCGGTGGGACACGGGAGACGTGGCCGGTGATCCGGGTGTCCGGGCCGTGCGCGAATCCCACCATCACGCACGTCACGACCGGCCGGTCGCTGACGGTGCTGACGACGCTCGCCGCAGGGGAGTGGGTGGAGATCGACACCCGGCCGGGCTGGCGGACCGTGCTGCGCGAGAACGGAGGCGGCGCCCCCCTCGCCCCCGCCTCTCGCATCGACCAGTTCGTCCTGACCCCCGGGCTGAACGAGATCCGGTGGACCGCCACCGACAACACCCTCACGTCCACGCTGGCCGTCACCTGGTGGCCCGCCTACAAGGCCCTGTAGGAGGCCGCACGATGGCACTGAACGGCATCCCGATCGCCACCACCGGCGGGGAGCACACGGCCCAGCAGTTCCGCATGATGATCAAAGACTTGGCGCGGGACAATCAGGGCGTCACCACCGGCCTCGACCTGAAGGTGTCGGCCCTGTCGACGCCGGGCGCCGGAGTGCAGGTCTCCGACGGGTCCGCGGTCATCGCCGGGAAGGTCTCCACGGTCCAGGGCTACTACTCCGCCTACAACATCGGCTCCGACACCGTCGCCATCGCCGCGACGGGCGGCTCCCCGCGCTCGGACATGCTGGTGATGCGGGTGGAGGATCCCGACTACGAGGGCACCCGCGACCCGGCCACCGACGACATCGTCTTCTGGGAAGTCGTCCCCAACGTCAGCTCCAGCGCGACGACCGTGCCCTCCGGCTACAGTGCGATCCCGCTGGCCCGCATCGACATCCCCGCCTCCACCGCCACCATCACCAGCGCCATGGTCAAGGACCTGCGGAAGGTCGCCACACCGCGCCGCGAGCGGATCCTCTACCCGTACTACCCGGCCGACCCGCTGGTGGAAATCTCCGGCACCTCGGAGACGTGGAAGACGCACCCCAACCTGACGATGGCCACCATTGCGATCCCCAACTGGGCGGCCACCGCGAAGGTCGTCTTCTCCGTGTCGAACCTGCGTCTCGCCGACGGGAACGTCTGGGGCGGCTTCCGCTTCATGCTCGGCACCGAAGAGGCCGCGCAGTGGGTCGGTATCGACGACAACCAGGGCTCGGCGGCCCGCCGCACCTACGTGGAAATGGTCGAGACGATCGACCTGACCACGACCGCCGGCGCGGCGATGCGCGGCACGAACCAGGCGTTCAAGTCCCGCATGCGGACCCGTTCCTCCAACGCCGGGAAGATCGGCGTGGACGCAGTGTCGACGTTCAAGATCGACGTGGAGTTCCTTGAGGGCGCGCTGTAGATGGGCCGCTGGCGCTACTTCACCCAGGATCCCCTGACCGGGGAAGTGCTGCACTCGGCGCTGCCCCTGTCGGGGGTGGAGTTCGGCAACGAGTTGAACGGGCCGGGGAGCTTTTCGGCGACGCTTGCTCCGCGCTGGGCTGCCGCGAACATCGACGCGCTCATGCCAGGCCTGCTCATCTACGCCGAAGCGGATGGGTTCCTGCGCTGGGGCGGCCTCATCTGGGACACCACCCCCGAAGGCGGCGTCGTCAAGCTGGAGGCGGCCGGCTGGTCCTCCTACCTGATCAAACGCCACGACCACCACGGCGAGCTCCGCGGGAGGGCTCCGTACACGAACCAGGACCCGTGCGTCATCATCCGCGACATCTGGGCGTACGCGCAGGAGCAGCCCGACGGCAACCTCGGCGTCGTCGTGGACGCCACCTCCTCGTCCGCGAAGGCGGGCACCCTCGAGGAGCCCTGGCACTCCTACTGGTACGAAGCCCCGCAGCTCGCCGACATGGTCGACGACCTGGTCTCCGAGACGGGCGCCCCGCAGTACACCAACGCCTGCAACTACCAGGCCAACGGAACCATCCGCCGCCGCCTCGTCCTGGGCTACCCGCGCCTGGGCGCACGCCGTAAGGACATCTCCTTCACGTCGGGCGTCAACGTGGTCTCCGCCCCGCCGGTGGGCTACTCCGGCGACGACTACGCCAACGTCATCATTGCCACCGGGTCGGGGGAGGGCACCGCACGCCGCTTCGCCGTCGACCCCGTACGTGACGGGCGGCTGCGCATGGAGTCCGTGCTGGCGCTGCCCACTGTGAACGGCAACGACGTCCTCGGGCGGCGGGCCGCCGCAGAGCGGAAGCGCCGTCAGATCATGGGCGACGTCACCCAGATCACCGTCCGGGACCATCCCACCGCGCCCCTCGGCTCCTGGCAGATCGGTGACGACGTGACCGTGGCCGTACACACGCAGTGGGTGTCCTTCACCGGCTGGGCGCGCATCACCGCCGACTCCTACAAGCCCGGCGACAACCCCGACCAGGCCACCCTCACCCTGGCGCGCGCCGACTCCTTCCACTACGGCTCGGAGGCATCCTGACCATGGCCAACTCCCTGCCAGGCGAAATCGTCCGCCTGCAGCGCCAGCTCGCGCAGGTCGAGAAGGGTTCCCGTGTCGCGCACGGCGCATCGGTCGAAGACGCTGCGATCCTCGTCAACGACGGGGCCGGCAGCATCCGCACCATCGTCGGCCTCCAAGGCGACGGCACGGTCGGCGTCCAGGCCGTCAACGGCCCGCCCCCGCCCGAACCGTCCGCGCCCATCGTGGCGTCCGTCATCGGCGGGGTAAGCGCCGCCTGGGACGGCCTCTTCGCCAACGGCGCGATCATCCCCATGGACTGGAACCGCGTCGAAGTCCACGCCTCCATCCTCGCCGTCTACGAGCCAATCCCAGCAACGCTCGTTACGACGATCGAAACGGCGCAGGGCGGCACCGTCATCGTCCCGTGCGACACCCCCGTCTACGTGCGCCTGGTGGCCCGCACCGCCTCCGGCACCCCGTCCGTCGCCTCCGCCACGGTGGGCCCGCTCGGCCCGTCCCCGGTCGTCGCCAACGACATCCTCGACGGCATCGTCACCACGGTGAAGCTCGCGGACGACGCAGTGACGTCAGCGAAGGTCGCCGCCGCCGCGATCGACGCGGACGCCCTGGCCAACTCGGCTGTCACCGCAGCGAAGATCGGCGCGAACGCCGTCATCCTCGGGAAGATCGCGTCCGGGGCCGTCAACCTCAACACCCTCACCGGGCCGCTGTCCGACCTGGCAACCCAGCGCTACGCCGACTACTTCCGCGACCCCACCATCTGGGCCAAGCTGTCCGGCTCCGGCACCTTCCTCATCAACCCGGACGCCACCGGCACCCCGTCCGGCGGGGGCATCCTCACCGCGACCGGAGACACCCAACTCGCCGGTACCACCCTCATCCCGCAGGACACCGACACCCTGTACCGCGTCATGATCCGGGTACGGGCCACCGCGCAGGACCCCTCCGGGCCAGCCACCATCTACGTCGGCCTGGTGGGCGTCGCCGACGACGGCACGACCCTGGTCAACCGCGCGGGCGCCAACGCGACGTCCATGCACTACTACTGCTGCACCAACGGCGGCAGCGTCGCCACCGCCGACGGGTGGAAGGTGTACGTCGGCTACGTGCAGGGCCACTCCGGCGTCGGGGTGACCGCACCGGCCGGCCCGAACACCGACCCCCGCGCGCCCGGCACCACCCACGCCGATGTCCGCTACCTGCGCCCCACCGCCTGGCTGAACTTCGGCAAAACCACCGCCGCCGTGATGGAGGTGGAGGCGTTCACGGTGGACCCGCTGCGCACCGGCGTCGTGAACTCCACCAACCTCGTCACCGGATCGGTGACCGCGGCCGCCATCGCCACGGACGCGGTCACGGCCGGGAAGGTGGCGGCAGACGCCATCACGGCACGCGAGATCACGGCAGGCTCCATCAACACCGCCGAACTCGCCGCGGGAGCGGTGACGGCAACGACGATCGCCGCCGACGCCGTCACGGCAGGGAAGATCGCAGCGTCGCAGATCGCGGCGGTGCACATGACGGCCAGCTCGATTGAAACGGCGTCGATCGCAGCAGAGGCCGTCAACGCCGGGAAGATCGCAGCGGGGGCAGTCACCACCGCGAAGCTCGATGCGCTCGCGGTGACCGCCGACAAGATCGCAGCCAACGCGATCGTGGCCGGGAAGATCCAGGCCGGGGCCGTGGACGCCGCAGCGATCGCGGCAGACGCCATCACCGGCAAGACGATCACCGGCGGCACCATCACCGGCTCGCTGCTGCAGACCGCGACCTCCGGGGAACGTGTCACGATCAACGAGTCGGGCGCCAACAAGCTGCTCGTCTACAACAGTGCCGGCGTCGCCATCGGTGAACTCTCCGACCGCGGGCTGATTCTGGAAGGCGACTCCGGCGCCCTGCTCTACATGGACCCCGACGGCCCTTACCCCAACATCCGCCTGACGAACGCCGCGAAGACCAACCCAGCCGTCATCAACGTCGTGGAGATCCCCACCGGGGCCGCCAACCTCGGCCTGAACAGCGGCGGCTTCACCGGCAGTGGCTTCACCGACATGAAGTGGCGGACGTTCTTCGGTCAGGACTTCTGGGTCGCTGAACGCATTCGCGACTCCGCCAACGCCACCGCCGTCGGCGGCCGCATCTTCTTGGACGACGACTCCGCCTCCATCGGCTACATCGACACCACCCTCAGCACGATTTCCGACGTCGTCATCACCGCAGGGCAGGTCAAGGCGAGCGCCAAGGTCGTGGTGCAGCCCTTCGTCGGTGACACCAGCAGCACTCTCTTCGTGCAGCCCGGCCCCGGCCACACCGGCTACATGATCCGCTGCTGGGACCCGGACGCTTCCCAGTACAAATTCACCGTCGACCAGGCAGGAAACACCCTGGTCAAGGGGACGTTGACGGCCGGGAACATTGTCACGGGCAGTGTCACGATCACGCCGTCGGCCGCGCATACCCCCACCAGCACCCTCATCTCGTTCGCGTGCACCGGCACCACATTCCGCGGCTACGCGTCCGCCAACACCACCGTGCCCGGCTCCCGGATCAACGCCTCACCGACCCCCGGCTCCGGCGTCACCGGCGTCTCCATGTCCTCCGTGACCGCCACCAGCGCACTGGTGTGGGTCACCCGTGAAAACACGACCGCGACGATCGTCAACTGGATGGTGGTTGGATCATGAGTGAAGAGCAGCAGCCCGCACAGACCGACAGCACCGACCCTGAGCCCGAGCCGGAACCCGAGCCCACTCCGCCCGTACCGGTCGGAGACACCCTCACCTGGGAGCCGCAGACCTGGTACTCCATCACCTACGCCTGCCGCACCGTCGGATGCCGCTACGAGAACCACGTCGGATCGGCTCCGATGTTCTACTCCAACAACGGTGACCCCAAGTACATCCGGGTCAACTGCTCCTCGGACGACGGCTGCGGCAAGGACTCCGTGATCCTCACCGCCGACAAGCTCGACCCGCAGCCCATCCAGGAATGAGCCGCGTGAGCGGGGGCAACACCTTCCCCGCCACGCTCTAACCTGATCACGAGGCGACCCTCCGCCCCTGCCCCACTCCCCGAGGGACGACCACCACGGTGGTCCGCAGCAGAACGTCAGCTCTGGGCGCGGGGAGTGCAAGGAGCACGGGCGAGTGCCCGAGACCACGGTCCGCACATACGAGGTACACCCGGCTCTAGGCCGCCACCTCGTGCTTGATCCGCGCAGCCTTGCCTACCGGCGCCGCTACGACGGACAGCCCCTGCGCGCCACCGCATGGGAACCGCGGATACCCGTCCTCGACCAACAGAACCTGATCGGGCAGGGCATCCACCTCTCCAAGGCTTACGGCCTCGAGCAGGACCTGGACGCGCTGGCCTCCTGCACCGGCAACGCCGCCACCGCCCTCCTGTCCAACCTGTTGACCAAGGAGCAAGCTCACCGGGCAGGCCTGGACATCGACGACGCGGTCGCCGCCGAACGGTTCGCGATCGACCTGTACGCGCAGGCCACCGCGTGCGACCAGTGGCACGACATGGCCTGGCCTGACCAGGACTGCGGCTCCTCTGGCCTCGGCATCGCCAAAGCCCTCAAGGCGCGCGGCCTTATCGACCAGTACGCGCACGCCACCACCGCCGAAGAACTCTGCACCCTCCTGCAGACCGGGCCCGTCCTGATGGGCATGCCCTGGCACTCCGCGTTCTCCGAGCCGGACGGCGAAGCGTTCATCGACTCCGGCGACTGGCAGGCCTCTCCGCTCGAGGGCGGCCACGAAGTGTGCGTCACCGCGCTCGAGGCCATCGCGACCGCCGACGGCGCTCTCCTGCCGAAGCACTGCGTACTGCGCATCCGTAATTCGTGGGGCCGCTCCTGGGGTGAACACGGTGATGCCCGCCTGTTCCTCACCACCTACCTCGCGCTGCGCGACCAGATCGACCTCATCCAGCCCCGCCTCGATCCAGGGAAACGCCGATGACCACCTTCCACGTCGCCGTCGACCACCTCGACGACGCCAGCCCCGAGCCCACCACCACCTACCTGGGCACCGTCGACCAGGCCCACGTCGATGAGGTCCGCGCCATCGCCGCCCTCGACGACAGCCCCCGCTCTGTTCGCGAGCATCCGCGGCTCGAGGGCGCCTTCGTGGTGTTCCGCGATGACGGTGACCTGGACGTGTACGTCCCGACGGACGCCGCCGAATACCGGGTGTACGAGCCCGACCCGGCCGCCAAGACGCCCACCGACGCCAGCGCGGAGGACGCCGAAGGTATCGACCTGCCGCGCGGTGCCGCCGGTCCCGCGTACATCACCGGCGTCACGCGTTTCGGCGGGCAGTCCATCGGCGGCGCCATGGACACCCCCGGCAATCCGCCCCGTACGACCTGGCACACCACCGAAAGCCCCGCCGGGGCCTCCTACTTCACATCGATCGCCCTCTACCTGATCCGGGTGGGCGCCGAACCGCAGGTCATCTACGACCCCGTCAGTGACAAGCTCGGCCAGTTCGGGCCGCTCACGCAGTCCGGACGCGCCCTGCAGAACGACGGAGCCCGGCGCACGAACCGTGAGGGCAAGGTCAACATTCAGGTCGAGGTCCTCGGCCGTGCAGCCGCCCCGTGGACCAAGGGGTTCGACCCGGACAAGAAGCCGAACTTCCGCAAGCTGCTCGCCGCGATGCGCGCACACGGCATCCCCGACGTGTGGCCCGCAGGCAAGCCCGCCGCCACCGCGGCCGCCGTCGCCAAGGCCGGACGCTCCCGCACCACGTGGCAGGGCAAGGGCGGCCACTTCTCCCACGGCCAAGTTCCTGGCAATTCACACTGGGACCCGGGGGCGATCGACACCACGATCGTGCCGGGCAAGGCCTCCTCGAGCACGAAGCCGCCCACCACGTCGAAGCCCGCCTACGAGCCATTCCCCGGCACCGCGTTCTTCCATGGCGGACGCCACTCCACAGTGATCACCGCCATGGGGAGGCGCCTGGTCGCCGAAGGCTGCGGGAGGTACAGGTCCGGGCCGGGCCCGAACTGGACGAACACCGACAAGGCGAGTTTCGCCGCCTGGCAGCGCAAGTACTCCAAGGCCAACGGCCTGGGTTGGTCGGAGAAGGACTGCGACGGCTACCCCGGCAAAACCTCGTGGGACGCCCTCAAGGTTCCCAACTCCTGATGCCTTCCTGCACGTCCCCATCCAGCAAAGGACTGATCATGCAGCCCACCCTCGACACCGCGTATTGGCTCGGACTGACCATCAGCGTCGTCCTGCCTGTCCTTGTCGGCCTGGTCACCACCCGCGTCACCAGCGCGGGCACCAAGGCCGTCCTGCTCCTGGCCCTCACCGCGCTGAACGGTTTCCTCGTGGAACTCGCGGGACCGCACGAAGACGGATACAGCGTCGGCTCCGCAGTACTGCTGTGGGCCCTCAGCTTCGGCACCGGCGTGCTGACGCACTTCGGCCTGTGGAAGCCGACCGGAGTGACCGGCAAGGCCCAGGACGTCGGCGCGAAGTCCAGCGTGCGAAGCGCCTGATCCGATGACGACATGCCGCGCGGCCCGGTGGCTGAGTGCGCATCTGGGCCGCCGCGGCAAGTTCCTGCTCATCGCGGGCATCGGGAAGACGTGCTACGGCTTCAGTTTCCTGTTCGACCCGCCCAAGCCCGCCGGTCTGGAGCTGTTGACCGATCTGTGCGATCTGAGGCACTGGTCGTGGCTTTGGATCATCTGCGGGCTCACCACCATCATGTCCGCGTTCTTGAAGATCGGCCGTGACCGGCTCGGCTTCTTCACGGCGCTTGTTCCCCCCACTGTGTGGGCTTTGGCCTACGGTGCCGCTGTCATCAGCGGCTCATACTCCCGCGGCGCCTACGTCGCCATCTGGTATCTGACCTCGCACGTCGGGGTCATTCTGTGGGCGTCCACGGTGCCCGAGCATTCGGTCCCCCCACCAACGCCGCGGTACGCCCGGAAAGACGAGGGCGCATGAACGTCACCGAGTGGATCGGTCTGTTGACGGCCGCCGGGAGCATCCTCGGCGGTGGCGGGTTCTTCGTGGCCCGCGCCACGGTCAAGGCCACCAAGGCGACGGCCCGCGCCAACGAGACGATCGCCACGATCCAGGCGAACCCGCAGGCCAAGGCCGGGGAGTTCGCTGTTCTTCAGGCGACGGTGGAGCGGGTGGATGCGGAGAACGGCCAGTTGCGGCAGCGCCAGTCCCGGCTCGAGTCGCTACTGCGGGCGTTCGCCTCCACCACGGACCGGTGGGCGCGCCAGATGCACCACGCTGGCATCGAGCCCGAGCCTCCCCACCCCCTGGTCGATGAGTACAACCGGACGGGAGTCTGACCATGACGACGGTGAACGGGACCCTCCTTGGCGGCGGCAGTGCGCTGCGGGTGGAAATGAAGGCCGTCCTGGTCGACGTCACCGGGCAGCCCGCGGTCGGCTATGTCCCCTCCCTCGAGGGCGAACTGGTCCGGCCGACGGCTATCCAGGCAGGGGAGGACGGCGCCTGGTCGGCGGACCTCACTCCGAACTCTTTGATCGAGTCGGTGGCGGGGGACACGCTGTGGGCGGTGCAGGAGGGCCGCACGAAGACTGGCTCGCCGATCGTCACTCACGTCCTGGTCCCGGACACCGGCACGTACTGGGTGGGGGACATCCGCGTCGATCTGTCGGACACGCAGAGCGGGCAGGGGACCGTCGTCTACGTGCCCGGCCTGAAGGGCGACCAGGGCGACACAGGCCCCGTCGGCCCGGCGGGACCTGCGGGGCCAGGAGGTGGGGGAGGCGGGGCAGTCGACTCCGTCAACGGCGAGACCGGCGCGGTGTCCCTCAACGCTGCTGACGTCGAGGCCGACCCGGCAGGGGCAGCGGCCACCGCGCAGTCGGCCGCGATCTCGGCAGCGGCTACCGATGCCACGAACAAGGTCGCCGCGCACGCCGCCGACACCACGAGCGTCCATGGCATCACGGACACCACCGCGTTGGAGACCACTACCGGCGCGCAGGCCAAGGTCGACACCGCGGTCGGCGCCGAGGTGCAGCGCGCTGACGCCGCCTACGATCCGGCAGGAGCAGCCGCGACCGCGCAGACCGCGGCAGCCTCCGACGCGACGTCGAAGGTCGCCGCCCACGCCGGCGCGAGCGACCCGCACGGCGACCGGTCTGTCGCAGCCGCGGCCCTCTCCGGCCACGCATCGGCGACCGATCCGCACGGGGATCGCGGGTACGCCGACGGGAAGCTGGCCAAGACGGCGAACCTGTCCGACCTCCCCGACGCGGCCACCGCCCGCACCAGCCTGGGCCTGGGTACGGCTGCCACGCGCAGCGTCGGCACGGGCGGCGGGAGCGTCGCCGCGGGCGACGACAGCCGTATCAGCGGCGCCCTGCCAACCACGGGCGGCGCCATCAGCGGCAACCTGGCCGTCGCAGGCCACGCGCTGGGCCAGGACACGCCGGCCGCCCACGGCATCGCCGCCTGGTGCTACGACCCGGCGCTGGCGGTCAACAGCACGCAGATGTCCAACGGCACGATGTACCTCACGCGCGTCAACATCGCTGCCAACGCGACCGTCACAAAGCTCTACTGGTGGGTTGGAGGTGAGGGGGCCTCGCCCGTCTCCGGCCAAAACCAGATCGGCCTGTACCGGTCGGATGGTGTGCTGCTGGCTGCCACGACCGTGGATTCCGCTATCTCATCGGCCACGCTGAAGACCACCGTCATCCCGGCCCAGGCGTTGACGGCGGGATCCTTCTACTGGGTGGCGATGCTGTTCAACGCGTCGTCTCCGCCGTCGTTGACGCGCGGTTCCGGCTGGACCGGGGCCGACACGGCCGCCAACTTGGGCCTGACGGCGGCGGCGTCCCGGTTCGCGACGAACGGGTCCGGCCGGACTGCGCTGCCGTCCTCGATCGTGCCGGGGTCGAATGTGGGGACGGATTTCGCCGGGCCGTGGGCTGCGGTGGGTGTTTGACGGGCCTGGTCGTCGGCCTGGTGGAGACCTCGCCGGGCGTGCGTGTCCTCCCAAAACTGAAACCAAATAACGTGATCATGCTCCGCTTTTGGCTCCGCTGGGCTGAGGCGGTCCGAACGTACGATGGACCCCATGCCGTACAACTTCCCCGCCGACCTCATTGAGGCCTCTCGCACCAGCAAAAAGCTAAGAGAACAGCTGGACGCTCTGCCCGTGGATGAGCTGGTCCTCGCGGACGGCACGCCGCTGCAGCGGAAGCTCCGTGCGGTGAAGGCGTACAGCGAGGAGGAGCGGGCCGAGGTGGAGAAGATGCGTGCGGCCCGGCTGGCTGCGGCGGAGCTGGTGGTCACGCATCGGTTTTGGGAGAGCGTGCCAGCCGAGGAGCAGATGATGGCCCGCTCCGCGCTGAAGCACCACGGCGAGTCTGCCTGAACGGCCGATTGTCAGTGGCTCGCCGTAGCCTTGGTGACAGTTCGGACTGCTGGGGTGCCCCATGGCCTCCGATCCCCGCCGGCGGTCCCTTCCCATGGAGGCCCTCGATGGCCAAGCGCAGCAAGGTCAAGCTGGAGATTGACGACAAGGCCCTGAAGAAGGTTGCCGCGAAGGCGGCGAAGGATCTGGCGGCGAAGTTGACGCGCGAGTTGAACGCGCTCACGTCCCGGTATGAGGGGAAGCCGCTGGACGAGGTGAAGACGGCCGTACAGAGCACGTGGGCCCGGCACACCGGTAAGGGCGGCAGCATCACGGACCCGCAACTGACGCACTTCGCGGAGCAGATCCGGGCGGGTGGTCGTGTCGAGGTGAAGGCCGACTAGCCTGCATGACGGTGCCCCGGCCACTTTCACTGGTCGGGGCACCGTTGCGTGCGGCTACTTCGCGGTGGCGCCGTCGTGCCTGACGGTCATCGCGTCCGGTGAGTGCCGCAGTGCCGCCAGTTGGTTGGCCGCCTCAGCAGCGTTGGTCGTGACTCGAATGCGAAGGTCTTTCGGCGCGCCGGTCGTGTGCTTGAACTGGACGGCCGCCAGTTGCTCACCACTGTCGAGGTTCGTGGCCACCGATCGGAACTGCTCGTCGCGAATGCCGCTGGCGGTCCGGTCGACCCACTCCGGTGCCACGTTGGAAAGCCACAGCGTCCAGTCGCCGCCGTAGTTCCCGATGTGCCACGGGTGGACCTGCACGTCGCCCTCGAAGAACGGCCTCTCGTCCTGCGTGATCTGCACCCGGATCGTCTGGGCTTCAACCATGGTCGGTGTCCTCATTTCTCGGTGACGGGGTCAGAACGCGGTGCGCCAGGCACGCATCAGGTCGCGATGCGTCCTCTCGGATACGGAGTCCCCCGCCATGGCTGCCGTGATTGCGCAGACGTATGCGTTGTACGCCTCTTCGAAGTGGTCGCTCTTCCGCCATGTGTGATCACAGGCCGCATCCGACGCCTCGCTCGCAACGGTCCAGTCGGAAAGCCCGGTCCCGAGCGCCGCGTTGTTCGCCTCCTCCACGTCGAGTTCCCAGTTCGGGCCCAGAGAGCAGCCAGCGATCTTCTCCGCCTCCTCGTAGGTGAGGTTGGCGGCCTGCCGGATGACGGTGATCACATCCTGCCAGTTCCGGCCGAGCAGCCGGGCGAGGTCGCCGTCGGTGCAATTCTCCGGGTCGAGCACGCGGGCATGCTGGGCCAGGATCTCGTCGACTCGATCGTCCGGGTTGTCGATCCCCTGGAGGCGGGACCGCAGGTAGGCGTGGTGAGCTTCTGTTCGGATGTCCCGCGTGTTCGGGTCGCTCAGCTCGTAGCTCATGGCCAGTGTCCTCACTTCTCGGTGGTGTCGTAGATGGCGCGGGTCTGGGAGGTGCGGGTGAGGAGACCTGTGGTGGCGATCCTGCGCAGGACGGCCCGGGCGCGCTTGTCGTCCACGCCGTGCCCCGCCAGCCCGAGGGTGGTGACCGTTCGGGCGGCGTCCCAGGTTCCGCCCTCCTCTTCGATGGCCTTGGTGACGATCTGCTGGTGTGTCATCCGAATGCGGGTGTCTCGGATGGTCTCCGCCAGCTTTTCAGCTGCCTTGCGCAGCCGGTCTGTCTGCTCGGGCGAGAAGGTGCCTTCGATGAGCTGCTGCTCGATGCTCCTGCCGACTTCCTTCAACCGGTCGACGTCGGGCAGGACCTCCGGATCTGCGGGGATCACCATGTGCGGGTACGCGGCGTTGAGGGCTGCGATGACGCGGCGCCGGGCCTCGCCGATACTGACGCCTTCGGGTAGCCCGGGCCAGGCGGCGTCGACAGCGGCGTCAATGGCCGCGTCGGGGATGCTGGTGGCTTTCATGCCTGCGGGGACGATGGATGCCAGGCGGCGTCCGCGTCGGGTGATGTGGGTGACGGCGCCTTCGTAGTGGGCGTCGTCGACCAAGTCTCCGATCTGCGCGCGTACTTCCTCAATGCCGAGCTCGTTCTCTTCCATACGCGAACCTTAAGGTTCGCAAGGTGTGGAGCGCTAGAGGTTTGGCGAAACCGGCTCCGACGGCCCGACCCGCTCGACCGGAGGATCGCTCCCTGACACGCGCATAACGTGTGTTAAGAACGACTAGAATCGGATCATGGATGCTGAAGTCAGGGACCTCTACGCACCACTGATTGGGCGTGTCACGTCGGTCGGCTGCGACATGACGACGGACGAGGCCACCGAGATGCTGGACGCTCTGCTCCACGGACTGGCCGAGCGGCAGCGCGCAGTAAACTTCGACTCGTACGAAGAGGATGTCGACGGGGCCCTGTTGGCGCGGGACCACCTGGCAGACATGATCGATCCGGCGACACCATGACCGACCAGCACGACGGCGTTGCGGCCAGACCTCGCGCGGAGCTGGCCCGGCCAGGCTCCGCTGACCAAGCACTGTTCTGGCTCCGTGACGTGCTGGGCACCGTCGCTCCGCGCGACCCGCGCACCCGGCGCCTGGGGGAACGGCGCTACCGTCTGGAGCTCCTCGCCGAGACCTGCGACCGCCAGACGTTCAGCCTGGTGGCCTCCTGGCTCGGCTCCGAAGCCGTCCCGGCCGTCACTTCCAAGCGCGCGTACGCGGATGATCTGCGCCTGTGGGCTGCTGTGGCGCGGGAGTTGGGCGGGCATGAGCGGTTCTTCGTCGGCGCCATCACCCCCGACATCATCGAGACGTGGACCAAGGTCCAGAAGGCGCAGGAGAAGGCGCCTCGGACCATCAACCGCCGCTTGTCCGTCCTGACCGCACTCGCCGAGTACGCCAAGTGGAAAACCAAAGACCCCTCCATCGCCTCCCCGGTCACCAAGCACGACCGGCCCAAGGTCGACCCGCGCGACGAGACCACGGCCACCCCGGTACTGGAGGTGCCGGAGTTCCAGCGAGTCGTGGACGGCGCCGACACCGCCCGCCAGGCCCTGGTACCCGTCCTCATCTACACGCTCGCCGGCCGGGTCACCGAATGCTGCGAGGCAGGCCTGCACCATCTCAAAGTCCTTGACGGGCAACGCACGTTGGACCTGCGGCGCAAGGGCGGCAAGGGCCGCGTATGGCCGCTGCCGTCACGCTTGTCTGCCCTCATTGATGTCGCCACCGAGGGACGCACCGAGGGCCCGCTTCTTCTGGACGACCAGGACCGGCCGATGGACCGGCACGCGGTCGACCGGCACCTCACGCGGCTGGGACTGCAGGCGGGCGTACTGGCGGGCCGGGACCTGACCCCCCATGTGCTGCGCGCCTCCAAGCTCACCCACATGCACGACGCGGGCACCCCGGTGGAGGAAATCCAGGAGTATGCCGACCACGCAGCGATCGAAACGACGCTGCGCTACATCCGGCGCCGCAAGTCCTCTGCGCTCAAGGCGAAGCACGCCGCGGCCGCCGTCGCCGTGTACGACCATCTGGTAGACCGCTTCATCCCAAGGAGTGCCGAGTGACGACCAGCCACCAACGCGGCGCCCACGCCGTCCTGGACCGCATCCTCACGCGTGAGCCCACCGCGGCTGCGCTCGTCCGTACGCGCAACCGGCTCGCCCGCGGCGGGCACTTCAGCGTCGGGTTCGTGGACGCGGTCGGCCAGTTGCACCGTAAGGCGCCGGGCCGTTGGCCTGTGCACCAGGTCGCCGCTTTCCTCAACGTCCATGCTGAGGTGGGTGCCGGCGAGTACGCCATCGCGCAGGTCGAAGTCGGCGCCACCCCGCGCCCTGATGCCGATCGGGACGGCAATGCGGCAGCCTTGGCGGACCTTCCCTGGCCGTTCGCCGCCCACCTGGACATGGGGCAGAACGCCGCCGACGAGGACGGCACCCTCACCTGGGCCCAGGACATCGTCGTCACGCGGTCGTCTGGCGTTCCCTTCACCGCGGGATGCCGTAGGCCAGAGTCCCTGACGATCCCAACCATCGTGCAACCGTTCCAGATTCCGCTGGAGGTGGGCACCACCCTGCCCAGCAGGACGTTGCTCCACCTGGAAGAGGACGGCGGCGTGGCCCGCTGGGCATACGGCAGCACGGACCTGTACGTCCTGCTGAACCTGCGGCACCCGCTGCTGGCCCGTCGGCCGCACGAAGAGGAGTAGCCGTGCCCGTGCAGAAGTACAAGGCGTCGTCGGTGCGGCATCTAGCTGTGCGGGTGGAGCGCATCGCGCCGCGGGATGCGGGCGCCTGGGAGGCGCGGGAGAAGGTGGCGGGTGCGGCCGGCCTGCCGATCCAGGTGTCGCAGGAGCGGGCCCGGCAGGTGTGGATGGTGGTGGGGATGTTCGACCGTGCGGTGGGCCGGGAGGAGATGCCCGTCCGCTCGGTCCGGTCGGTGGAGCAGCTGTTCACGTGGGCGTCGCTGCGCCCGTTCTGGCAGCTCGCTGTCGGCGGGGAGTTGCGGTCGTACGCCAAGGACGTCGGGAAGCCGCTGCCGCTCGCCTCACAGCGCATCGTGCGGGATGTGCTGCGGATGCTGGCCGAGCTGGTGGTGCCGGACAAGAAGGTGCGGCTGCCGGAGCTGGACCAGGCGGAGCTGAAGGCGACCGTGGCGCCGGTGCAGTTGACGGCTGTGTATCGGGAGCTGGTCGACCTGGCGGGGCGGGGTCCGTTGTCGGCGGGTGGGGCGGCGATCCATCCGGATGAGCGGACGCGGCTGTTGGCGATGGTCGCGGTGGTGTTGGATGCGGGGCCGCGGTCGGGTGAGCTGGCGGCGATGCAGCTGGCGGATGTGGGGGCGGGTGAGGAGTGGGTGGCGGTGACGCGGCATCCGCAGAACCGGGCCGGATCGGGGGTGCGGCAGGCGGATGTCGCGGCCGCGCTGGGGGTGGCACCGTCCACGGTCGCGTACGCCCTGTCGGAGCGGGAGGAGTTGCGCAGGAAGCTCTCGGAGCAGACCCGGCAGGAGGTGCTGGCGGAGGTCGCGCGGGCGGACACGGCACCACGGGTGGAGCGGTATGCGCTGCGCGAGGGCACCCGGGTCGCGGTGCGCCGCTGGCTGGCACGGCGGGCGGAGTTGGTGGACCCGCTGACCGGGGGCAAGTACGCGCTGTGGGTGACGGTCCACGCCTCGAAGGCAGGCCCGCCCGGCATTTCGATCCTCCCCCAAGGGCTACGGCAGTCCTTCACCCGCGGCATGACCGCCCTGAACTTCGTGATGGCCGGCCAGCACGGGTGGGAGCCGATGCCCACCACCCTGGAGCAGCTGCGCAGGTCGGTGCAGGCCGAGCCTCTGCCGGACTAGCAGCGCGCGCGTACGCCGCGACCGGGCCGTACGGTCGATGGTGGGCGCCCTGACAGGCGGCGTACCTTGCGGCCCCGCGGCCGTTCGCACGTGCGCGGGGCCGCCCCCGCTTTCAGGTGCCGGGTATCGGGTCCTGGTCGACGTGGTGGTCGCGGCCAGCACGGTCGTCTCTAGCCAGGTACTTGACGGCCGCTCGGAGACGCGCAGCAGTATCACCGAGATGCCCAACACCCGAGTTGCACGGGCCGCACAGAAAGCCACGAAGCTTGCCCGTCTCGTGGCAGTGGTCCAACGACAGTCGGGCATAGCGGTCGCCTCGGTACGCCTCTTCCGGGGTTCGCTTGCATATCTCGCAGCGGTTGTCGCTTGGGTAGCGCTCGACGACCTCGGTCCAAGGGATATTCAACTTCCTGGCGTAGCGTCGCAGGCCAGCGTAGGACGTCGTTGCCTGGCTACTCGGCCGGTTTCTCTGCTCGTTCTTTGCTCGCAGACGCGCTTGGGCGGCGTCGCACTTCCGGCAGCGAGACCTCCACTTGGCGGCGCCGCCTGCGGACTTTCTGAGGTTGAACGCGTCGAGAGGAAGCGTGCGATGACACAGGCAGCATCGTTTCTCGATCGGCTCTTGGGCGAGCACGGCGACCTTATGGCAGTCGGCGCACAGACCGCTTTTGTCTTTCTTCGTGCCACCGCAGGAAGGGCAGGTGGTCCGGCGGCGGCTGTAGGCGTAGTGGTTTGCGCACAGTCCACGAGATCTACGCGGACTGTCACAGTCGCCAGCAAGGCACGGCCCGTCGCGCGTGATGTTGCGCTTCTCGCTGGCGGCGAGTTCCTTGAGGTGTAGCTGGTAGTGCAGCGGGCAGAGACGTTGCGCCCTGCCCTTGGACTGGATCATCTGAGAGCACTGATCGGCACTGCATATGCGTTCGTGGAAGCTGAGTCCATGGTCTCTCAATGAAGATCCCATCAGAGGGTTCCGTAGCTGGGCCGGGCATCGGAGGTCACCGCGGCTCCCAGAAGGGGTAGCGGTGTGACCAGAAGGTTTTGTAAGCTGCGCTTTGCGTGATCTGTATGAGGCAAGGCCACCAACTCGGTTTCCGGGTGGTGGCCTTCCGCGTTTCTGGGATCAAGCGGCCAGGCGTACGCGCGGCCGATAGTCGGCATCGTCCTTGTCGCGGGCCAGCTCGTAGAAGTAGAGGGCCTGGGCGTCGTCGGCGGGGGCCGGGGCGGGCCGCTCGTAGGTGGTGGGCTCGGGGCGGGTGAGGACGTAGGCCATGCGGTGCACGGTGTACGCCTGGAGGCCTTCGAGGTGGAACTGGCGCTCGGCGTTGCGGAGTCGGCACATGGCGATGAGGACGATGCCGCCGTCGGCCGTGGTGCGGATCTCGTGCAGTTCCACGGTGCGTACGGTCGGCTCGGTCTCGCCCGGCTTGAGGTACGTGATGCTGACGGCGTGCTTACGGTCGAGGGCGCGGTACAGGTCGGCGAGGGTCTTGGTGGTGGTCTGCCGGTTGGTGATCCGCATTGTGTGCCCCCTCGTTCGGTGTGGTTCCCACCGTAGACCCAGAATCATTGCAATGCAATGACTAGAGCTGTACTGTTGAGGTTGTTGGGGCACCCACCCAGCCGCCACAGCCGACCGGCATGGCGTAGCAATGCTGAATGGAGGAGGATGGCGTGGCCAACGCCCCCACCACGCGCCCGCCGAACCGCCCCTGGTCCGACCGGCGCCCGCCGAGAGGACCAGCGACCGTGCCCGCATCCAGGGACGACCAGAAGCGCATCGCCAACCTGAAGAAGGCGTCCGCGCATCTGCGCTCCACCGGCGCCCCCGAAGAGCTCGCCGACACCGTGGACTTCGTCCTGACCGACGAGGGTGCACGGTTCCTCAACCGCATGCGGTGGGGGTCGGTCGCGGACGGCAACCCGAACCTGGCGATGAGCGTCACCCCGGAACTGCGCGCCCGGTTGAAGGCGCTGGCCTCGGAGAACGGGAAGAAGCTGGACCAGATCGTCCAGGAAGGCTTCGCCCGGTACATCGACGGCAGTTGGGTGCCCCCGCAGCCCGTGAAGGCCAAGAGCGGCGCCGGCGTGGAGAAGGTGAACCTGAACATCCGTACCGACGCCGGGCAGCGCACGCAGTTGGCGCAGCTGAAGCCCGCACGGTCTGCGGAGCTCGGGTTCAAGGTCGCTGATGCGTGGATTGCTCTGGCCTGGCTGCTGGAGGAGTTCGGTATCGACACGGAGGAACTGCTCTAGCCCCGCCGGTGCAGGCGCCGGCCCGGGCGCCGACACCGGGCTGGCCCGCACCCTCGCATAACCCATAGGAGCCCTCATGGCGCTCGCGCCTGAGGCCCCCGCCACCAGCATCACGGCGGAGGGCCCCACCTCGCACACCCAAAACCAGGGCGAAGGCCTCGCGAAGCTGCGTATCCCCTTCCCTGCCGAGCAGATCAGCCCGCTCCCGAAAATCATCTGCGGTGAGTGCTCCCGCTCCCGCACGAAGGTCTGTGAGAATCCGCGGCACTCGAAGTCGAAGTGCAAGGACTGCGGGAACTACATCACTCAGGCCCACATGCACCTGGACTACGTCGGCCACGCGGAGTTGACGAACCGTCTCTTGGAGGCGGACCCGCTGTGGGACTGGGAGCCGCTGGCCTTGGATCAGCGGGGGCTGCCGCAGTTCGACTCGGACGGCGGGCTGTGGATCCGGCTGACGGTCTGCGGGCATACGCGGCTCGGTTACGGCGACGCGCAGGGCAAGAGCGGCCCGAACGCCGTGAAGGAGGCGATCGGTGACGCGCTGCGGAACGCCGCGATGCGGTTCGGTGCGGCCCTGGACCTGTGGGCGAGGTCGGATCTGAACGCGGCACAGAGCGAGCACCCGAAGTCGGCGGAGGACGAAGGACGCGCCTCGCCGACGGGCGGCCAGCCTGCGCCCGAACACTCGCGGGCAGACCCTCAGCCCGCTTCCAAGGCCTCTGCTGACGATGACCCGCTGGGCCGACTGGTCGCGCAGTACCAGGACCCGGCGGTGTGGGGAAACAAGGTCGCGCTGCTGCAGATCCGTCTGGACGGCAAGAAGCACGGCGTGTCCGACCGCAGCGTTCAGGACCCGGATGGTTCGTGGACCACGTTCGACGCGCTGCTCGAATCGCGCATTGCCCAACTGAAGGCCCCGCAGGGCGACGCCGAGAAGAGCGCCGCCTGATGGAGCTCACATCAGAGGTACAGCAGCGTGTCGAGGAGCTGCTGCGTACCGGGCTGAGCGACGTGGCCGTGCAGCGGGCCACGGGGGTGCACCGCTCTACCGTGGCCCGCTACCGCAAGCGGTGGGGCATCGCCGGATACCTGATCACCGAGGACAGTCCGGCCTGCCGTCACGGGCATCCCTTCCCTGAGAACGCGACTCGCGCGTATGACGGATGGCTGCGCTGCACGGCCTGCGCGCGGGAGCGGTTTCGCTCCTATGCGGCTGCCGCCTACGTGCCCGAGCAACCGGATGAGATCGCCATCGAGCGTGCCGTGTGCGGTGAGCCGCCCGCCAGGCTCACCTCCCGCGAGCGGGCCGCCGCCGTCAGAGCCCTGGCCGCGCGCAGGCATCCGGCGCCGGTCATCGCCGACCGGGTGGGCTGCCACGTCCGCACCGTGTACCGCATCAAGCAGCAGCAGGGGGCCTGATGTACCAGAACGCCACCGAGGAACAGATCGCCGCCGTCCTGCGTGCCGGGGGCTCCGTGTCTGCGGTCTCCCGCGAGCTGCGGGCGGACAAGGCCCGCATCCGCCGCATCAGGGATGAGCTGGGCCTGGCCACCTTCGTACCGGCAGAGCGGTCCCGCTCCCTGGAAGAGAAGTGGGCCGCATCCACGCGGCCCGTCGGGGACGGACACCTGGAATGGACCGGGGAGCGGGGCAGCACCAGCGGCACCCCCGTCATGCGGCACCGGGAGCAGAACTACAGCCCGGCCGCCGTCGCCTTCCGGATCCGTACCGGACGAGACGCGGACGGCCAGACGTTCGCCGAGTGCGGCATGAGCCACTGTGTCGCCCCGGACCATGTTAGGGACGAGACCGAGCGGGCAGCGGACCGCGCCGCGAAGCGCTCTGGGGCCGAGCCCGACGCCTGCCGGTATGGCCACTCCCGGGCCGTGCACGGCCGCTACGAGGCGGACGGCACTGCGTACTGCCAGCGCTGCAAATGGCTGTCCAAGAACCCCGAGCACGACGACCGGATCCGCCCGGCACGCCCGCAGTCGGCCCAGGAGGCCTTCGGCCAGCTGGCCCAGGCAACCGGTGATGGTCACGTCCTGTGGACGGGCCCCACCCACCGCGGCACGCCGGGCCTGCCCTGGCAGGGCACGACCCTCTCGCCCCTGCGGATGGCTTTCCGTCTGCACCACGGCCGCGAGCCCGAAGGCATCGTGCGCTCCGCCTGCACGGTGCCGTACTGCGTCGCCGGGCCCTGCCTCCAAGACCGGCCCATGCGGATCAAGACCGATCGGCTGTTCAAGTCCATCTTCGGCACGGCGGCGTAGAGCCGACCAGCCCCCCCGTCCGCCCCACCGGACCCCGATCCCCCTCTCTGCCACCCGGAGCTTTGCCATGCCCGATCGGAGGACCGCCATGCCCGACCTGCTCATCAACTTCGCCTGCCCGCTGATCGTTTCCGCCGCCTTCGTGTACGCCGGGACCGTCAACGTCCGGCACCGGTGGCGCCAGCAGCGCGGCCTCCCGCTCCGGCACCGCACGCCGCTCACCGACGCCCGCCGACGGCTGATGGAAGAGATCGAGGCCGACAAGCGGGCACGTGAGCAGGCCCGTAAGGACGCCGAGTGGATCGAGACGCAAGCCGGCCAGGTCCTCGCCGACGCCGACGAACGCTTCGCCTCGCTGTACGAGCAGCCCACCAGCGAGCACGCCGACAACTGACAGTCCGCCGATCCGGAAGGAGGTGAGGGCCATGCCCGTCCGTGCCGTATCTGTCGCCCTGGCCCTCACCGTCCTCGCCCTGGCCGCAGCCGCCGCGCACCGCCACCGGGCCGTGCGCCGCGCCCTGGCCTTCGAGCAGACGGCCCGCCGTATCACCGATGCCGCCTGGCACCGCGACATCGCCGCTTTCGAAGCCCGGCTGCACGGGCTGCTCGCCGCACAGCACTCCACGGCCGGAGTCCTCACCGAAGCCGATCAGGTCCTGGACACCGCGCTCGCACACCACCGCAACAACCCGGAAGGGGGCCCCAGATGACCGCCACCCTCAGCCTGACCGTCACCGGCGCACCGGCGGCCGCATGGCAGCGCCTGACCGACCACCGCCACTACGCCTACCGAGGTTGCGCCCCCGACCCCGACAACCCGACCAGGATCACCGGCAACCCCGAACTGTCGAACGGCGTGTTCACCGCGCCCGACGTCGACGGAGGCGAACCCCAGCTGGAGCGCACCGCCCGCGAGGACGCCGCGATCGAGGTGTGCATCGAGTGCCCGGTGATGATGCTCTGCCACACGTACGCCAACACCGTCGACCGTGACGGGCACCTCGCCGAGCCGTACGGGATCTTCGGCGGGGAGCGGGCCCTGGACCGTCACAAGCGCCTCGTCGCCAAGCGGCACCAGGTGGTGGCCGCAGCGCCCGACGCACGCTTCGACACCCCGCAGAAACGCGCCGTCCTCAAAGCCCTCGCCGCGCACACGGATCCCTACGCCATCGCTGATGCCGCCGACATGGACATACGCACCGCGAACTGGCAGCGCTCCAACTTGGTGACCTTGCTGGGGCTCAAGCGCACCGCGACGCGCAACGAGCTCCTGGACGCGGCGGCCGAACGCGGCCTGCTGGACGGTGTGCCCGTCACCCGGGACGACGGCACCACCCCCGCGACCGTCACCGGCATCCGTATCCCCGCCACCGACAAGCCGCCGCACGCGCAGCCGGCCCCGACGCCGCTCGCGGACACGGCCGCTGCCACAGATGCAGACGTGGAAGAGCCCCGTACCCCCGCCCACCCGGTACGCATCCG